ACGTTTCAGCCGAGCGCTTGGCTCCGGCCCATTCGTGCTTGGCGGCAATCTCGGTCAAGCGGGCGTGAAGCAAGGCGTTCTGTTGCAGGTTGCGCGTCTGCGGCTTGAGCAGGAGAACCCACCGCCCGCCCCCTTGCAGCACGGTTGCCAGGAAGGGGAATAGCTGCGCCTTGATGGCGGCCCAGGCTTGGGTCTTGTTGTGAAGCTCGATTTGCAGGGTGTTGCTCATTCCAGCCACCACATGGCAAGGCCGATTAACAAGCCGACGATTGAGCCTCCTGAAACGCCGGAACGCGGCTTCCAAAACTCCCACCACTCAGCCTCGTCGCAGATCCAGCGAATCAGAAACTGTTTCATTGCGTCTCCCAATCCTTGAACGCCTTTGCAGGCGAATCCCCGTAACCAATCCGCCAAGAGATGAGGAACGGGAACTGAACGAACCAATGGGTCGCGCAGCTCCAGACGCCGCCTTTAAGACGAATGCGCGGCTTCACGGCTTGTCCTTCCCCTCGTCCTCCGGCTCTGGCGGGTAGACGACGATGGAAGCGGTCACGCCAACCTCTACGCCTTGGGAGTACAGCCAGGCATACGCACGCTGGGCCAGTACGTCCGTGGTCAGCGCAGGCAGGTTTTTGCGGTGGCGGATCTTCAGAGTGATGAGCGTTTCTTTCATTGCTGCTCCTTGCGGCTGCGCATTTCTTGGGTCAGTTCGGCGGGAAGGTCACGGAAGGCGCTGGGGTGCTCTTTGGCAAGCTCGTTAACCTGGTGCCACACGTACTCCTTCCACCCCGGCTGCGAGGCGAGGTGGACATACCACTCAAGCACTTCTGTCAACGCATCCCCCGCTCGGTCTTGGTTGCTGTTTGGGCCTTCATCGGCGCGGGACCATGCCAGTCGGTGAACAGCGTCTGATCCCCGACATAGGTCAGGTCCAGATAGCCGCAGCGGCCTTGCCGGTTCTTGGCGACACTCAGGCGGGCGTAGTTCGCCCACTCGTCCCCTAGCTCGGGGTTCCCCATGATTGGCCGCTTGATGAAGATGATTACGTCCGCGTCCTGCTCGATCTCGCCGGAGTCGCGCAGGTCGGACATCTGCGGCATTTGGTCTAGCCGCTCCTCGGCCTTACGGTTCAATTGCGCCAAGCACAAGACCGCAATCTGAAGCTCTTTGGCAAGGTTCTTCAGCCCCCGCGAGATTTCCCCGAGCTGCGCGTTGCGGTTCGCCTTGCCGTCCAGACCGGACATCAGGCCGATGTAGTCCACCACCAGCACCTCCAGGCCGAACAGGCGCTTGGCGTTGCGCGCCTTGCTGCGGACCTGGTTGATATTCAACCCGCCTTGGTCGGACACATGCAGGCGCAGTTCCTTGGCCTTCTCCACGCCTTCCATGACCCGCCCCCACTGGAGCCCTTCACCCTTGCTCGGACGCTTGACCGAACTCATGGAAACGTGCCCCAGCATCGCGGTCAGCCGGTCGTTGACTTCCAGCTTGCTCATCTCCATCGACAGGACGGCGACGGAGCGGAACTTCGCCATGTAGGTTGCGATTGACAGGGCTAGCGCCGTCTTGCCTTGGCTCGGACGGGCTCCGACGATCACCAGTTCGCCCGGACGCAGACCGCCTTCCAGGTACTCGTCCAGTAAACCGAGCCCGGTTGACCAGGCCGTAAACGTGCCCTCGTTCCGCTGTTCGAGGATCTGGCTGTGGGCGATCATCCCTTCGTAGGCGGCGGTCCAATCGTCGTCCCTCTTGTCCACGGCGATGCGGGATAGCAGCCCTTGCGCCTTGTCCAAGCGGTCAGTCACGGCACCGTCCGCAAAGCCAAGCTCCGCGATCTCGTCCGCAGCCTTCACGATGCGCCGGGCGGTGTGAAGCTCCAGCACGATTTCCGCGTAGCGGCGAGCGTTCGCGGGCGAGTGCATGTAGCCGGTCAGCTCGGTGATGGCCCCCAGCAATGCGCCTTCGTCCTCGTCGTCAGCCCCTCGCAGATGCTCGAACACCGTCAAGGTGTCGAATGGCTGGCGGGCGCGGTCAAGGGCTTGGATTGCCTCGAACACCCGGCGATTCAGCGCGTTGAAGAACGCCTCCGGCGCAAGGCCGAGGTCTTGCAGCAGGCTGTTGTCTTGCAGCAGGGCCGACAGAACGGCGGCTTCCGCTTCCAGGCTATGAGGAGGAATGCGGGTCATGCGTTTTTGTTCTCGTAGTTGCCCTGGACGACCTTGGCGAAGTTCTCGCCGTTGACCAGCCATCCGAGGTCGCAATTCGTCCAGCGCCCGTCCCTGCCGGTCAGGAAGTCGGACTTGGCGACATAGCCGAAGAACCGCTCAAACCACGCCAGGCCCTCAGCTTCGGTCGTGGCGTACCGCTCGCCGCTTGTGCGGGTTTTGGTCAGCAGCCACTTCCAGCGTGCGGAAAGGTTCTTTGCCCGTTGCCCGTCCCACAGCTCGGGTTTCGGCTGCGGGAGCATCGGCAGGGTCTTGGCGTACAGGCCGAGGATTGCCTTGTGCGGACAGGTCGGAGGCTTTGCCGCCGACGAAGAAGACGAAGTCTTCTTATCTTCTTCTCTACTCTCCTCTCCTCTATAGTGACTTTGCGTGACATCGCGTGACGCATCGGGACGATGAGGGGCAAGCAGGTCGTCACGCATTTGCACGGACTCAAGTTCGCGCTGCTTGCGCTTGCGGTCGGCTGCGGAGTCGTCCTCACGCTTGGGCTGACGCTTCTCCCAGGAGGAGATTTCGCCGTCACCAGCGACAAGGCTGCGGTCCTGCATCCGCTCGTAGATCGTCTTTGCCTTGCCGTCTGCCAGGCCAAGGGAGCAGTCCAGAGCCTCGAAGTCAGGCGTTCCGGCGCTTCCCCGCTGCTCGGACTGGCTCGCGGCTTCAAGCAGGCAGGCCCACACGGCGATGACTTCCGCCACCGACGCGCCCGCCTTCTTGGCGACAAGCTGGAACTTCGGATCTGAGACAGACCCGTGGTGCCAGCGGAACCAGTCGATACCACCGGCCATTACGCAAGGCCCCTCTCGGCTTCCAGGCGGGCCACGTACTCAGGGCTGCGTCCATGAACCAACTTGCACTGGATGACGAACAGGCGGCGAGCCGTGCGAACGTCACCGCGACCGTGGGCGTTGCACATCGCCACACCGCAGCGCAGGATGGCTTCCTCGCGTGCCTCATCGCTAAGGGGCGTGTCGGAATAGGCTGACATCGCATCCGCCGTGGGGATGACATCTGTCGCGCTTGCTTCTGGCATATCCTGTGGAGAGATGGCGGAAGTCCGCTCGATGAAACGGACAGGAGTTGCGGTAGCTGCGTAGGGCATTGCGGTTACTCCTTAGACAAACGCCAGCAGCGCGGCCAGCAGCGCGGCCAGCAGCAGGAGCAATGCACTTGCGTACTGGTACGGACGGCAGGCCGGACAGGTCAGGAAAGATCCGGAGTGCTTCTTGCTCACTTGCGCCCCCTGCGATAGTTCGACTGCTCGATGAGCAAGTCACCAACAGCCTTATGTGAGACGCCCTTTTTGGGTTGAGCGGCAGGAGCAGTAATCGACCAAACAATGTCGAGTCCGCTGTAAGCACGCGACCTCAACGTGTCCTCGCAAACCGCGCATCGCGGGTCTTCCGCCCACTCGGCCACCGTTTTGGTTTCTCCGAACGCCGTTAGCATTCGGTTGTTTCGACGGTTCCTGGCCTGCTCCGTGAGCGTCGCCCAGATGCAGTTGCTCGGCTCATAGTTCCCGTTTACGTCGATTCGCTCAATCGAATGCTTCGGCGTTGGGCGTGGGCCCATGTCGGCATAGAAGTCTTCAAACGATTGCTGCCACCGTTCGCATACGCGAATGCCACGATCAAAGTAGTGCTTCTTCTTGCTGGGCTCGGCCCTTTCCCCGCAGCGGCGGCGCATCGAGTCCCAGATCCGGTACTCCGGCGTGCGTGAGAGTCCGTGAGTCGTGTTGTTCTGAGCAGCAATTGCCTTGCGCTCCGGGGTGCAATGTCGCGCCCAATATTTCTTCACCGTCACCGCACTCATCCCGAAGTGAGCGGCGGTTTCAGTGATGCTTGACCTGGTAGCGATCCGCCATTGGTTAACCATCTCCCGGTCGTAGAGTTGCCTCATGCAGCCACCTTTGTCGCTTGCAGTTCTTCCAGAACGGTCAGGTGCGAACGCGAAGCCAGCCACTGACTGACCAGCGTGTTTCCCACCACTCCCTCAAACCGGGCCACAGCGTCCGCAGGAAGATCCCGGCGCGTCGGCTTGTCGTCGTCGGCCAGATAGTCCGAAACGTGCTGCGGGTACAACTCGGCCTCGCTGGCAAGCTGCTGATACGTCATGCGGTCGATGCGGCGCAGCTTCCATGCAAGGCGCACAGCCTGGCGGTACGTCTTGGCGTGCCGTATCCACTGGTTAGGGACTGCGGAGGGGGCATCTAGCCTCCCCAGCAGCGGGAATTCGCGTTGGTCCATCGGGTGCCTCGATAGAAAAAACTCAACGTCTAACCGGTTGCCTAACCAGTTGGGTCGGGCGAAAAAATAGAGGCCATGCAGACGTTGAAACTCACGGCCTTTCTGATGCGCCCGTCCACCGCAGCCGGTGCCCCAGGAGGCACCCCGGAGGCATTCAGCCTTGGCGGGGGACGCATCAGGAAAGCCCCGAAGGGCTGCTTGGAATCGCATTGCTCAGACGCCGCCGAACTTCGCAGCCAGCGCGTGACCAGGAGCCACCTGGTGCGAGTGCTTAGCCACATCCGGGAGGAAGGACAGGCCAGCGATGGGAGGAAGGGCCGTGCTCTGACCGGTACTAGAGGAGATTTCATCGCCGCAGATCAGGCATACCCAACGGTTGTTGCGGTCCAGGCGCGCATAGTCGGTACACGGACCTTTGTGCTTTTTCGTGCCCTGCCCGCGTTGCAGGTCGCTCCATGCCTTGTCGGCTTCCTCGGAGAGCTGCTGCTGGAAGTACACAGAGCGCTGGACAGCGGCGAGCGCTTCGGCTTCGGCTTTGCGCTGTTCTTCAACCCGCTGACGCGCCGCAGCCAGCCAAGCGGGAATCGTGATGGGGGTCTGTTCCATGATGGGTTCCTTGGTGGGTTAGGCGGGGGATGCAGTTGCAGGCCGGGGGAATGCGCGGGGTACTGGGGGGCGTGTGAGAGGCGGTCAGGCGGAAAGCTCGTCCACCAGCGAGACAGCGATTTCGTAGGAGGCATCGGCGAAGAACTCGCGGTGTGTGCCAACAGGCTTGGCAACTTCCGTCATGCGCTCGATCAGGCGGTGCTCGACGCGCCGCGCTTCGCCGTCACAAAGGCGGCGGCCAATGTGGAATCGGTCGATGCCAGCTTGGAACTGATGCCTGCATTGGTTGTTCAGCAGGCCCAGCCGAACGCGAGGATTACGGGAGAAGCCCACCTTCACGATGCCGTTGCTCAGAAGCACGGCATAGACGATGGCTTTGTCATGCTCCCACCTCGGGATGACGCTGAAAGGGCTGTAGCGAGCCATTTACGCGGCCTCCCGCGCCAGCTCCGGCCAGATGTCGCGCCAGTCAGCCCGCAGCTCCTGCCGAGTGACATCGCCACCCGTGTGGTGCTCTATCGCTACGCAGGTAGCCGGGGATGGTCCGTTGGGGTTCGCGGCAATCTGCGACAGGTAGGACGGTGAAATGCCCAGCTTGTCAGCCAGCGCTTTGCCGTTGCCGCGCTCGGCCTTGATGAATTCGCTAAGCGTCATGGCCGTCACTTTAGCCGGACCTAAAGACTCGCGCAAGAACTTTCTAAAGGCCCCTCTTTATAGTCGGCTAAACATGGACCATGTACGCCGTCAGAAGCTTGCGGAACTCATCCGTACCCGATACAACGACAGTCGGGTCGATGTCTCGCGTGTGACTGGCTTGTCGGGAGGGCGGATCACTCAGCTCCTAGACCCTGATGAGCCGTTCGGAGAACGGGCCGCCAGATCGCTGGAGCAGAAGTTGTCGCTCCCGCCCCGGTGGCTCGATGAAGAGGTCCACAACGTGGAAACGGCCCCTGACATAAAACAGGGGGTGCCTTTGATTTCGTGGATTCAGGCCGGGACGTGGAATGAGGCAAGCGATCCTCTCCAGCCCGGGGAGGCGGAGGCGTGGATACCTACGCACAAGCCGACAAGTGCCAAGGCGTACGCACTGAGAGTGCGCGGAGACAGCATGACAAGCCCTCACGGGAAGAGCTATCCCGAGGGCTGCATCATCATCGTGGAGCCAGAGCGGCGTTCGCCCGTCAACGGCGAGCGGATCGTAGCCAAGCTGGATAGCTCCGGCTCGGACAAAGTGACGTTCAAAGTCTTCAAGGAAGAGGACGGACGCAGGTGGTTGCAACCCCTAAACCCTCACCATCAGCCTATCAGAGAGCCCTTTACTGTGCTCGGAACGGTGGTGCTCAAACTGGAGGAAGAATGAGGGCGGTTGTGCTGGCGCTCTCTTTTTTCGTCGCGGCGTGCGGCGACATCAAGCAAGACTATGCGACTTGCGAGGTAGAGTCATACCGCTTGACGAACTCAGCGGAGCGCTATGGCTTTCTCGATGCTTGCATGGCGTCCAAGCGTTACGAATTCCAAACGGAGGCCGGGTGTCTCCAGTTTTCTACTCTGTTTCGCAATCCTAGCTGCTACCGGCGACGGAATCTGCTCGACTGGATCAGGTAGTCGCTCCGCCGCCGCCATCCTGGCGTTCAAGCGCCACAACCCCTGCCCGGCCACCGGCCTCCGCTCCGGCTCCTGCGCTGGGTGGGAAATAGACCACAGAATCCCACTTTGTTTAGGTGGCGCTGATAGCCCTGCCAACATGCAGTGGCTGTCTGTGGGTGCTCATCGTCTGAAAACCAAAGACGACATCCGGAGCTGCCGAATGCTCCGAAAACTAGAACAGTTCCCGTATTAGGGGTAATAACTGTAAGCAGAGTCCTACGAGCGGCGTAGGACAAAGCCTCGTTCTGATGACTTTTCCCTGTCGAAAACCCTAAGGTTTAGTCAAGCCTTAAGATTTCCCTTGCGCTGTCCTTTAGCTTGCCCTAAAGTCTCCATCACGCCGTCACAAACACGGCAGAAGGAGCGCAGAGTGGCAAAGGCGAAGCACACACCGGGACCCTGGAAGGTCCGCAAGGAATGGCACGGCGACGGCCAGGAGGTCTATCCGAACCGGAAGGTGTCAATCGGTCAGCCCTCCGAGGTTTGCGTCGTCAGCGGCATCTATGGCGAGTGCAAGGCGAATGCCAGGCTGATTGCTGCCGCTCCTGATCTGCTGGAGGCGCTGCAACTGGCCGCAGAGGCGATGGGAGGCAGCACGGACCCGACGCTTCTGGGCCGTGCCGATAAAGCAGCTCAAGCTGCAATCGCCAAAGCCACGGGTGCCGCATGACCACGCGCACCTTTTCCACCACCCTTGACTTAGCGCTGCTTGATGGCGCGAGCGGTCACGTAGAGCTTGACGTTTGGTTCGAGCACACGCCTGCAAGCGGTGACGGCTTCCACGAAGAGCACCACCCGCAAAGCGCCGAGCTGCTGCGCGTGACTGCCTACAACCCGGACTTCAGCGGCGAAGTAGACCTTCTCCCCCTGTTTGGAAAGCGCATCAAAGAGAGCCTTTCCAAGATGGCTTTGGAGAGCTTGGAGGAGACGGTATGAACTGCAAGCCTGGCGATCTGGCGTTCTATGTTGGCCGCGCGGACAACTTGCGGGGCTTCATCTTCAGGTGTGTCGAACGCGCGCCCTTCGGC